ATCGCTGAAAAACCCCGCCACCACACCTGTCCAGCCGGGTTCCTACGCTTCACAGGGAACCGCTCTCGGCAGTTTTGAGACGGGCTCCGGTTCCAACGGCTATGGAGCCGGGCAGGAGTTCAACGTCGAGCAGTTCACCGTCGCCATCAACCAGTACCGCGACTTTATCCCGCTGAACATCGAAGAGGCGACAGAAGCCATCGCGTCCGTATTTATGCAGAATGTCCGGGTCAACGCCATTCAGTCTGCCCAGACCCTCGAACGTCTTGGCAGGGACGCTCTCTATAGCACCTACTTTGGCGGCCATTCCTTTGTCACAACCACTCTTTCTGCCGCTTCGACTTCCATCCATGTCGACAACATCAACGGGTTCGGACAGGTCTTCAATCCGAATAAGGGTCAGATCAATCCGGTGTCGTCCACCAACACCGCGACCGTCTACGTCAACGGCAATCCCTACACGCTGGTCGGCGTCACGCCCGATGGCACCAACACAACGACAACCGTCTTCGGTGCCGGCGCCACTTCACTGAACGGCCAGAGCGGAACGCTCACCTTCTCTACATCCGTCAGCATCTCCGATGGTACTGCAAACAACCGGGTCCGTTTCGGATTTGCGCCTCCCTTGATCCGTGCCGGCGGGGCCACTTTGACCTCCTCGATGACCAGCTCCGACATCCTGAAAGTCCAGGACATCATCAACGCTATCGCTGTTCTCGGAAACAACGGTGTGCCACGGCTCGAAAACGGGCGCTACATTTGCTACATCGACTGGACCGGCATGAGCCAGCTGTTCGCCGATCCCGCCCTCCAGACCCTCTTCATGGGTAAGGACATGAGCACTGAATTCAAGATGGGCTATCTGTCCAGTCAGTACGGTGTCGATTTCCACATCACGACAGAAGCGCCGATCCAGACACTGACCAATGGCCTGCGCGTCCACCGTGCTCTGGTCTGCGGGAAGGGCGCGCTTCTGGAGGGCCGCTATAAAGGCATCTCCCAATACGTCCGCACCCTGAACGAAGTGGGAAAGATCGCCGACGTGCGCGTGGTCGAAGGGATTGTAGTCGTCAGCCGTCCTCCTATCGACGTATACAGCCAGGTCATCACCCAGGCCTGGTTCTGGGTTGGCGGATTCACCGTTCCCACAGACATCACCGCCTACCAGGAAATCTTCCCGACCGCTTCCGACTCCTACTGGAAACGGGGCGTCGTTGTCGAATACGCCGGTTCCTTCCTGATGGTCAACTAAGGAGGAGTGACACATGATCCATCGTCTTATCTATGAGCACGAGCTTCCCGCTGAAGGGGGGCTCGTGCTTTCTGATTTTGTCTCGCACCTCTCGGGGTCACTGGTGACGTTCAAGGCCGGTGATCTGATCCCCGCTGACAAGTTCTCGCGCCTCATCAATGTGGAGCGCCTTCCCGTCCGGGATCTTAAAAAGAATCCGCCCCGCAAGAACATCATTCTCGACATCGACACGGGCGAAGAAACATCTCCGGCCAAGGAGCTGGCCAAGGCCAGGAATAACAAGATGAAGGACGCTGATGGCGAATAACGTCGTCACGCAGACAACTCCCCTGACCGAGACGCAGAAAGTCCAGATTCGTCGTCTGTGCGGTTATCCGGTCAAGGGGTCGAATGCGGCAACCGCGAACTCGAATATGTGGTGGTACTACACGGATTATCAGCAACTCGAATACCGCATGGAATATCTCCAGCCCGAGGAAATCAACGAGCTGGTCAATCTCCTGGATACCTGTCTGCAGATGGAAAATGCTTTCCAGCAGATCACGCCGGACCTGTCGACGGCGAAAGCTGGTCCGTGGACGCGAAACCCCGATGAAATCCGGGACTACAAGCGCCAGTTCGAGTACTGGTGCCGGTACATGTCCGAGCAGGTGCTGGGCGTTCCATATCGTGGCGTGATCTATCCCTTCAACAAGTCCGCCGGCAATAGCGGCATGAGGATCGTCGTATGATCAATTCTTCCTGGGACGTCCCGACATTCGCGAAGTATAAAGTCACGCAAGGTGGCTGTGTCGTCGGAAAGGGTGCGGCCATCGGCAAGCCCTTTCACCAGAGCGTGAGCCTGTCGATTGCCGCTTCCCTGTCTTCCGCCACCTTGCAGACAATCTACGCGCCCTCCTCCGGAGGCATTCTTCTTTTGTCCACGCTAATCATCGGGACCATCCCGTCGGGGGTGGCGCTCTCGAACCTGTCGTCCGACGGAAACGTACTCGCCGGTACCAACGGTCTCTCGGCGGAAACTCTCGATCTCGCATCCCTCTTTGGTGACTTCATTCCGACACTAGAATCCCTTGATGTAGAGGCCACAAACTCGAACGCATCAGCGGAAACAGTAACAGTCGATCTCTACGGCTGGCTCTATCCGGGCTATGAGACCACCAACATCAAGGTCGGAGGATAGCATGGCAAAAATCACGACCAGGAAGAGAAAGACTCTTCCGAAGAGCGACTTTGGACTTCCGGGAGAACGCAAGTATCCGATGCCGGACAAGGCCCATGCCGCGAATGCGAAGGCCCGCGCCACACAGATGGTGAAGAAGGGCAAGCTGTCACCAGCGGCCAAGAAGAAGATCGACGCGAAAGCCAACCGGATTCTTGGCAAGAAGAAGTAAAACATGAACGGCGCGACCGTCCAGAAGTACGTCAATTATGGATATGCCAAGGCCGCGCCCCTCATCGGAAACACCTATGCCCAATATCGGCCATCCAGCGCGACCGGAGCGGTCATCGCCCCGGTGAACCTGATCAACGCATCGCTCCCAGCCTACTTTGACCCGCAGGTCAACTTTCCGGCTGACAACCCCCGGCAGTACGGGAAGGCTGCCCTGAAAGCGGTCATCGATCCGACGGCGGTCAAGCCCGGTGACGTCCTGGTTGGACCAGAACGCACCTACTTCATCGCCTCCGTTCAGGACCTGATGCCGGTTCTGGCGATTTACGCAAACGAGACAGTCACGATCGAGCGCACGGTTGCGAATCAGAATGTCGGAACGCTTCCGTATGGCGGGGAGCGACCGTCGTTGATGGTTCCTGTCCTGGGAACGACTCCGGCATCCGTTCTACTGAAAGGGAAGAAGGAGAAGAACCCGACGGGGCTCGGATCGGATGTTCCACAGACGGAAATGGAGATCCTGTTGCCATATGCTGCCGGTGTCTCTCCCCTCATTGAGCCGTCCGATCTGCTGACGCTTTCGACGGGCGTCCCGTATGCCATCGAGAATGTGGAGCTGACGGATCTGGGATATCGACTGCGGGCCTCCATGGTGATCACGTAATGGCCGATGTCTCCGATGTCTACAATACCCTTGCGGAATGGATCTCGGATCTTCTCTATCCGGACGGCGTATCCAGCCCATCGGTTATCAGCTACAAGGGAGCGCCGGTAGTATTCCGGGTCTATCCCGGCTGGCCGGTTACAGAGAACCTGAACGCTGATCTGGCCAACGGCGTGGTCAACATCAACGTCTACCCACGTCCGGAAGAAGTGAACGTCAGTACGCTTCCGTCGGCCTGGGAAGTGACCGATGCCCCGGCCCCGACGCTCACTGCGTCCGTCGCTGGTCTTTCAATCACGATCGGCGGCACGATCACAGCTGGCGAAGTCGTCACCATCTTCTATAACAAGACTTCAGTTGCCTATCTAGTGCAGGCGTCGGACACGCTGGACAGTATTGCGTCAGCCATCGGGACCCTGATGGCCGGATCCTCAGTTTCCGGTTCCACTGTCACACTTGCGGCAGGATCGTACAGTGTATCAGCACAGGTGACCGCACCGGTAACGGCTATCTATGACGTCAAGGAACAGCGCAGAACCTTTCAGATTGTTGTCTGGGCGCCGTCTCCGGTTCTCCGGGACCAGGTGGCGCAGTACATTGACCGTTACCTGGGAAACACGTACCGCATCAATCTGCCTGACGGCTCAATGATGACGCTGATGTATGAGCGCAGTCCCATGGACGACCTTCTGCAAAAAGAGGGCGCGTGGCGGCGGGATCTCTTCTATCACGTGGTGTTTGCCACGACGCAGACGCAAACATTCATTCCCATCGTATCAACGAAAGTACAGACGACCCTCACACCGGCATAACGCCGGTCAGACCCCACCCGACAGCCCCTTGCAAGAGGGGCTTTTTTATTGGAGAAAAATATGCTCATCGGTCAGGGTGTTCAGCCCGGCGCCCCCGGAGTTTACATTGAACTGGTTCCGGCCCCTCCCCAGATCAACGGTGTTCCGACCAATATTCTCGGCATCGTCGGCGTGGCAAGCTGGGGCCCTGTCAACATGCCGAACCTCATCGGATCGGCGGCCGAACTTCTGGATACCTACGGGCCAGTTCTGAATGTGACCCATGACTTGGGAACCGCCGCGACGATCGCCATGATGCAGGGCGCAAACGCGATCTTCGGCGTTCGCGTCACAGACGGAACCGATACCAAGGCGTCCGTCGAACTGATGGATACGGCCTCCACGCCGGAGGAGGGCGCTCTTTTGACCGCTCTCTTCTCCGGAGAAGTCGGCAACTCAATTACGGCATCCATCAGCGCCGGCATCCAGCCCAGCACCTTTACGCTGACGATCATACGCCCCGGCGTGCTGACGGAGGTCTTCTCCAATATCGGTGGGACCGGCTCCGCGTTCTGGGAGAACCTGGTATCCGCCGTCAACTCCGGCCAGGGTCCCTCCCGCGGTCCTTCCCAGCTTGTGTCGGCCTCCTTGCCTTCCACGCAATCTACGTCACCTCCGAACGTCACCATCACCTACACCCTGGCCGGAGGGAC